CACATATTATGGATGACAATCAAAACCTTCCAGTAAGCCCAGATTTCTCAGACATTCCTGCATTAGGAGACACTCAAGGTCTAGAGGCTTATTTAAACAACCAAGCCCTTGCAGCACAAGGACTTCCAACAGCTGAACAACCTGATACCCCTGCACAACCAGTGGTCACAGAAAATCAGGCACAACCAGCTCCACAAAATCCTGCACAGCCTGACGCAGGTAACACAATTACACTAACAAGAGAGCAATTGAATGCTATCTTAGCTAGTAGAGGCCAAGCCGTACCCCAACAAGCACAGCCTCGTCAACCAAGTGAAGTATATTCACCACAAGAGCAAGTGTTTATTCAAAGAGCTTTAGCACAAGGATATTCCTTAACTCAAATCAATGACTTTTTGACAAAACAAAAAGGACAAGCTAGTAGAAATCCAGCTCTAGAACAAAGACTTGCAGGTATTGAAAACTACCTACGTACTCAAGAGTACAAAGCTGCCGAATCCGAATTTATTTCAAGGCTTTCTGCTTTCGGAGATAAATGGGGTTTGTCAGAACAAGATTTAGTAGCTTTTGGAAACGAAGCTCTTAAAAATGGTATCAATATTGCCATGGGAAATGTGAATTTAGAAAAAGTATTCAGAGCCATTTACCCAGACCAATATGCAATACGCAGCCAAAGAATGAACCCTACAAATTCCTCTCAGATTTATGGTGGCACTAGTATTCCAGAAAGTGGCAGAGTTGCTGCTGCTAAGTTAGAAGACGCTTATGTCGACGCATTCTTAAAAGGAGCTATGCCAAATCAATACGCACTGTTGAATAAAAAATAGGAGGATTTAAAACATTATGGATGATTTAACATTAATCAACAATACGTCTAATTATCGTAATCCTGCTCCACAATCACCTTTACAAGGACCTAACGTGATGCAACCTGCTGCTGTATACAGCAAAATCATGTTAAAAACTATTGAATTGGCAGAATCTGATTACGTCTTCGATAGCATTGCTACAGAAAGAACAATGCCATCCAATAACGGTTCCAATGAAATCGTTTTCAAAAGAATGCTTTCATTAGCCGCACATACTCAACCATTAGTTGAAGGTATTCCACCTGCGTCTGATAAAGGTGCAATGGTTGCCATCAAAGGTTCAACAAAGTCTTATGGTAGAGTTATGAAGTTCACAGATAAAGTGAACTGGGCAGTAGTTGACCCATTAATCTCTGAATACACACGTCAACTCTCTCTCAAAATTCCAGAAACAAAAGACATCTTAGCTCAAGAAGCTTTATTAGCAGAATGCCAAGTGTTCTATGCTCAACCAAAAGTTGTCTACTCTGGTGCAAGTGACCCAGACACCTTAGTGCTTGATACCACTAAGAAAATGGTTTCTCACATTACAAAGTTATCTCCAGATTGCAACCCAACTCTTGACGAATTCCGTAAAATCGTTCTTTCTCAAGAAGCTGCAAAAGTCCGTCCAGGTGCTGGTGGTAACTTCCAAGTCTTAGCTTCCAGTGCAGTCTTATTCGATTTAATCACTGACCACCGTGTTAAAGAATTTATGAAATTCAGCAACACAGGCGAAGCTTATAAAAATGATATGGTTATCGACTTATTCTCTTTAGCTTTCAAGAAAGCCAAGACAATCAAGACCGATAATACATACATTGATGCTGACGGTTTAGTTGCATATATCTATCACGTCCCAGCAGCAAGTATTGTCACTTCTGTTGACTCTGCACTCTCTGCAGCGTATTCAGGACCAGTCAACCTCGTTACTCATAAACCTTGGGCTGAATTAGTTGATACTGATGTTGTTACAGTCGTTTACATCAATAGTGATAACGCTAACTTCGTTACCACATACTCAGTTGTTAAAGGATTCTCTAATGTCGATGTCCTTAACATTCACCACTCTTATGTTATTGGTGAAGAAGCCTTATTCAGAATTGGTGTTGAAGGACACACTGCTCCTCAATTCATCAAGAAAGAATTAGGTTCTGCTGGTACAGAAGACCCATTGAACCAAAGACAATCAATCGGTTGGAAAATTGATAGCTTAGGTTACAAAGTCGTCAATCCAGACGCAGTTGTTGACTATATGTCCATTCCTACCCAATACAGAATCAATGTGAACGCACGTCCTGACTTAAAGAATCAATTCACTGATTACTACTACGGTTATGTTGATGCCGCTGGTAACTACTACCATCCAGAACAAGTTATGCAAACCATTGTCAACGGTGCTGTTAAATACTATGTCAAAGGCACAACTACTGCAGTTACTGCTGTTAAGATGACAGAACTTGTCAAACCAGTCAACGGTGGTAGAATTGATGCCAATGGTAAGAAGAACGTTGTTAAAGGTGATACCCCAACAATGCAATTCGCATTAGTATCTAACAAAGCTATCAGATTCTTAAAAGACCAAATCGTCTTACATACAGACAGCAAATACTACATTAAAGGTTTAGCTGGCACATCTGCTGCTGAAGTAGTTGCTATCGAACCAAATGGTGTAGCATTCAGTTCTACTGAAATCAAAGCCGATGGTACCGGTACAGAATCCAGAACAGCTTTAGTTGAACACGGTGATGTCAACAAAACTGGCGACCCAAATATCGACAAATAATAAACATTTAGGAGGAATGTAATATGTCAAACAACAACTCAGATAAAAAGGTTATTGCTGAAACTGAGATAGGCAATAATGGCGTAGGGCATTCCAAGATGCTAGGTGAATCGGGAGTGGACGTTAATTCGCTCACTCCTGAGGAACTTAAACTAGCCTTGGTAGTTTCCCAAAATCAATTAGCTCAAATGAAAGGCGAACTTGAAGAAGCCAAAAAAACTAATTCAGATTCCAGTGCTATAGAAAAACTTGCAGATTTATTGACTAATGCAATTATTAGTAAACCTGCTGGTCCTACAGAATCAGATAACATTAATCGTACCGCAGAGTTTAGAGAACGTGCAGCACGTATTGATGGAGCGAGCCTTATGGAGGCTCAATCAACAATGATGGCTTACCGTGGAGAACCAAAAGTTCCAGTAAGCATTCCAAAAACTTTCCAAAGTCAATTCGGACAATCGTTATCTATCACAGTTAATGGTGTTCGTGTTGCAATCCCATGTGATGGAAAAACATACTTCATTAATGAAACTCATGCTATCCATGCTAAAGAAAGAATCGCTAAAGTTGATAGACTCTTATCTGATAACGAACCTAAAATTACTGAAATTGATGCCTGATATAATTTAGACATCAGAAGATTACG